CCCTGGCCGCGGCTGTTTCAGAATTTGCGGGCGAGCCGGGAGACGGAGCTCTTCCAGGCCTATCCCCTGGAGACGGCGTGCGCCTGGATCGGGAACACCCCCCAAGTGGCGGTGATCCACTACCTCAACGACCCGGCCAAGGATGACCACTTCCAGCGTGCTATCCAGGAAGGTGGCGTTCCGGAGTTGACGCGCATTCCGACGCGCCCTGGTGGGGAAAGTGGGGGAATGTTAGGGAAGATAGAGGGGGGTGAGGAGGCGAAAACACTGGTAATAGCTCAGGAAGAGGTATTATCTGGTGGGTCTGATTGGGCGTTGAGGGACTCGAACACCCCGCAAAATGCTGGGGAAATTGAGGGGGGATGGAAAAGTGACGCGCATTCCGACGCGCGGGGGGTAGGGGAGCTGGCGGAGGTGGCGGAAAGGTGGGCGTTATTGACGGCGGAGGAGCGGGAGAGGGTGATGCGGGTGGTGCGGGGCGGAACTCAACCATAGCGACGATAGCGACTATAGGGACAAAGGCCTAACTTTCTCTGGCGTGGCATGCCTGAGCGTCGTTACCCTTGGCACATCTGATCTATTTTATTAGCAGCAGGGATGCTGATGAGGTCCATGTGTCTGTGCAGGCTGTTTACACCTCAGCACTTAGCGCCATCGAGACGGTGGCGGATGCGTTTGCCAGCTCGGGTCGCAAGAGCGTGTCGTTTGACGGGCTCAATACGTCGCTGACGCTGGATTCGACGACGACGCCGGCGGTGAGCAAGCAGGCGACGTTTGAGAAGGCGCTGGTGGCGGGGGCGGGGACGATCGATCTGAGGGCGCTGCCGGGGTTGAACGGGGCGGCGGTGGATGGGAACGGGCTCAAGGCCCGGGTGCTGAAGCTGACTGCCAAATCGACGAACGCCGGGGTGATGACGCTGACGACGGGCGCTTCCAACGGGCATCCGCTGCTGGGGACGGGGTTTAGTTTGACGCTGGCGGCGGGGGACGAGGTGCTGCTGCTGCGAAATGCCGGCACCACGATCGACGCCACACACAAAACCATCGACATCGCCGGTACCGGGACTGACGCTTTGGATTGCGAAATCGTTCTGGGGTAAGTGACGTGGCTTTAACGACTGACAACTGGATACAACTCGCCGTCGCGATTCCGATTGTCAGCGGTTTCCTCTACGCCGTGGTGCGAGGGCTTTTCAAAATTGCAACGAAAATCAATCTGATCCTTCACCAAGTGACGCCCAACAACGGAAGCTCAATGAACGATCGCATTGTGCGACTTGAGAAATCCCAGCATCTGCAAACCCAGATGCTCACTGCGATCAAAATCAAATTGAACATCTAGTTTTTTTTTGGAGATCACCATGAGACTCAGGTCCCTCATCCTCAGCTCGCTGACCCTCGCTATTTTTGGAATGATTGCCGGCTGCGCTTTGTTCACGCCGACGGTGCCCGTCGACCCAGCCCAGAGCCAGCTGCAGCAGCAGTCGCAGCAGATCTCCACAGCGCTCACCCAGGTGACGGCGATCGTGAAGGATATTCAGGCGGCGAAGAACACGCCGGCGGTTGTCCCGGTTTCGCCGGCTGCTCCATCGGCGGTCACGTCGACGACGGTGACGACTCCCGCGGCCCCGGCTGTGCCGGGTGTCCCGGCCGTGCCGGCGGCGACGTCGACGGATACGGTGGACAAGGTGGCGCAGGTGCTGGCGATCCTGACGCCGGCGGTGCAGCAGCTCAACACCAACATCCAGAACGCCCCCACGACGCAGGCGCAGCAGCAGGCGGCGATCAACACCGGCATACAGACAGCGCAGGCGGCGGCGGTGACCTTTGGCGGCCAGTACGGGACGCTGATTGCCGCGGGCATCGGGATCGTGAGCGTGCTGCTGCAGGGGATGTTTAACTCGAGCAACGCGCACAAGACCGCACAGCAGGCGCAGGCCACGTCGGCGGCCGCGGTGGGCGCCATGGCGGGGTCGGGTCGGTTTCCTATCGACGGGCCGGCGAACGCCGCGCCCAAGTAATGTCGCCTTGTCGCCTGCATGGCGACATTGGAGCAAACGTGCGCACTGCCTTCATCACGATCTTCGGGCTCAACACGCCGGCCGACAGCGATTGCTACGGCCTGCGTGCGTTGATGCAATCGTTTGCCGGCGCCGGCGACATCGCCGCATTCTTCGCCTACGACGATCCGCAGTTGCTAGCGTCCGTGAAGGCCGCGGTGGCGGGGTTCGATCGGGTGGTGTTGTGCGGGCACAGCCATGGCGGCGCGGCGGTGAAGTGGGTTCTGGATCACTGGGCGGCGGAGGGGGCCGTTTTAAGGGCCGATCTGGCGATCTTCCTGGATCCGGCTCCGGAGGCGTGTCACTTCGGTCAGTTTTTCTCATGGCAGGCGGCGGATGCGAACCTGCTCGATCGCTGGCATGTGCCGCTGAGCGTGTGCGCGCGGGCGGTGTGCATCTACCAGCGCAACGAGATGATCATTCCCGGGGTGATCGGCGTGTGCGGGGTTCCGTTTGTGCCGGTGCCGGTGGTGGCGGACACGCTTGTCTCGCCGGGGCGGGAGGCTTCATTTGATCCGTCAGTCGCATCCGTGCAAAACATCAACGTGACGGCCTGGGGTGTTTTTCACTGCCATATGCTGTCAGATGAACGGGTGCAGGGGCTGGTTAAGGTGGCGGTGGGCGGGGTGGCGTGGGCGCCGTCGGCCGGCGCGGCAGACAGCGTGACGAATGGGGTGGCGGGGTGCTCACCAAATTCAACGCGATCGGAAAGAGAGCAGCTTTATTGGCTGCAAATCTTCCTCGCATCACTTAATAGGAGGATCGATCAAATGGCCACGAAAAAGGATCTCGCAACGGCTGTGCAGGCGCTCAAGGACGGCGACACCGCCAACAAAGCCACCATCTCCGATCTCCGCAGCCAGCTGGCCGCCGCCGTGGCCGCGGCCGACACCGTCGACGACGCGGTCGTTGCCGACATCAATGGGGTCACCGCGGACCTCACGCCGCCGGCGCCGGTTGCCCCTGTTGCTCCCGCCCCCTGACACATCGGGGGCCCGGACTGGACATCCGGCGTCGGTCTGATCACTGACGGCCAAGCCCCTGACCTTTAACACTCCGCCGCAATGCGGCACTTTTGAAAAGGAATCACATGCCTCACGATGCCGCCGGAAAACTTCTCACCGATGGGGACCTGGTTGACGTGCGATGCCGCGTTGTCAGCATCTCGCAAAACAGGACGGCCTGTAATGTGTCGCTCCAAGTTGAGCACACCATTACCAGCGAAAAGCAGGGAGAAACCTACCTCCCGCAAATCGCCATGAACTCCACCCTATGCCACAAGGTCGCCGACGCATCCGACCTTACCCCTGCCAAGTAACCCCGCCGCGCCGCCCGCGGATGCGCAACACGCACGGCGCGCCGGGCTTTTGAGGAAACGCCATGACCACGACCGCCGATGGAGCCAACCCCTCCCCCAGCCGCAAGAAGCGGCCAGGCGGTCAACTCTGCAAACAAAAGTCCATCTTCGCCGAGCTCAAATCTCTGTATGCCCGAGTCGCAGATCTGGAAGACAGAATAAGCTACCTCGAAAAACGCTACGGCGGAAGACCTCAGAGGAATTGAAACCATGCTTCCGCACCCCCTGCAACTTGCCGAGCGGATCAATGAGATGATCCGCACCGACACCCGCCCGGAAGCGGAGCGGCAACGATTCTCGCACCGCACCGGCCTGAAGCGGACGCATCTCCTGGAAGCCTCCGCCACGCCCGCGGGCGATCTGGCCGGCGCCCTGCCCACAAAGCAGCAGACGCAGACCACTGTGGCCAACATGGGCAACAGCACCTGGGGGACGTTTTCTAGCGGCCCTTTGACGGCCGACGCGATCAACCAGGGCCAGCTCGCCGACTGCTACCTGCTGATCGCCATGTACCTGGTGGCGCGGCTGCGGCCCAATTTCTTCGACGACATCTTCATCAAGGTCGACGACAAGACCGTGATCGTGCAGTGGTTTTACCAGGGCTACATCCTGCAGATCCGCACCAGCCTCCTGATCTCCACGGATTACAACCACCCGGCGAATGGTGACGTGCGGCCGGAGCTGGCGGAGAAGACCTGGTGCATCATCAAGGCCGCGATCAGCGACTACGCGGCGGACAACTTCGGACTGATCGCCAGCGTGTTTGCCGCGCTGGGGCTGGATGCTTCTTACGGCACGCTGAATTCCGCGGCGATCATTGCGGCGATGCAGGCGGGGAAGGCGGTGGGGATCCAGACGAGGCCGGATGCGGCGGGGATGAACTCGCTGGAGCAATGGATTGCCGGGCACGCCTACGGGGTGATCGACTTCGACGCCGCCACGCGGAACCTGACGCTGGCGCAGCCGTGGTATGCGGTGAAGCGGATCACGGGGGTGGCTCCGGCGACGGTGGAGGGCGGGAAGGTTTTCAACCTGGTGCACGTGGGGACGTTTCCCGCGGCGCCCAGGATCCTGGCGAGCATGGCGACGGAGGTTTCAGCGATGCCCCCCACTCTCACGATCAACATCGGAACGCCGGGCGGCTCGGCGGACGGCACACAGCAGCGTGCATGGAGTCCGATCAATTGGGGCATCGTCGCCAGCCCCGACACCACCGCCATCACGGTCAACGGGGCCGCGGTTCCCCTGGTCAAAGGGTTCGACGCTGCGGGGAGGCCGATCGTGACCAGCTCGGGCTCGATCAACCTGGGAGACAACGCCTCGCTGACGATCGCGGCCGTCGCTACCGGGCCCGGCGGCAGCACGCCGGCGGCGAGGACGGTGACGGTGATCGCCGCCAACACGCAGACCAACATGCCGGCAGATGATCCGATTCAGTCCGTCGTCGTCACCACCACCAGGAAGAGCGGCAAGGTCACCACCACGATCGCAGGATAAGGATCTCATGCTCACCCGCGCCAATAAGCTCTCCTACCGCAACGCCATCCTCTCCGAGGCTGCGTATGGTGGATTGCCGCGCAATTATTGGCCGCTGGACGAGGTGAACGGCAGCGCGGCCGTGGACCTGATGACGATCGCCAGGGGGAGTGGTGTAAACGGAACATTCAGTTCAGTGACGCTCGGAGGCGCCGGACTTATCAACAAAGACGAATCCCGCGCGCCCACCTTCGGCGGCTTAGGGGGGGGGTCTTTTGTCACCTGTGGAATTGCCTCCAACTTCACACTGACTTCCGGAACCCTCGAAGCGTGGATTAACACATCTGATGCGGGGGCGTCATTCCGGGGGATCGTTCTGAAACAGGGCGCCTGGGGGTTGTTTCTCATTGACAACGTGCTGGCGACCTACGACTGGGTAGGCGAGAGCGAACTCTCGACCAGCGTCAATGTCGCGGACGGATCACCCCACCATGTTGCGATGTCATTTCAGTCGGGTGTGTCGAACGGCACGAAGTTGTACGTCGACGGCACCGTCGCTTTAACCACCCAGATCACAATCCTTCAGCAGACTCAGGCCCTAGTCATTGGGGCTGGGGAAGACACTGGATCCGTCCAGAATTTCGCCGGCCAGATCGCCCAGTGTGCGCTCTACGACTATGAACTTGGCGCGGACCGAATCCAATATCACTACCTCGCCGGACTCAACGGCATTTACGGAGGAAAGTAAGCCATGGCCGACAAGCCGCTTGATATTCTGGCGCCTGAAGTTCCTGCCCAGTCTGCACCCGACGCTGTCGATCTGGCGTTCGCTGGCATGTTCGACGCGGCCAAAGGCTGTTTCGCCAACATCGCCTACACCGCACGAAGTACGCCGGCGATCCCCGCCTGGCCGCGATCGAAACATTCCTCGCCATCTTCGGGCAGCAGTGGCCGCAGGTTTCTTCCTCGCCGCTGCCTCCAATCTATGAGCAGCCGTTGCCACCGCCTGCCGCACTGAACGCTGAGGAGGTCCGATGAGCGTCGTGAATCTCTCTAGCCAAACGGGCACCGGACTCAGCATCGCGGCCGAGGCGACGGTTGCCACCTACGCCGCCGCCATAGATGGCTGGGTCAGCGGTCGACTGCTGCTCTCCAACCTCAACGGCGCCGCCGCTGTGATCACGCTGAAGGTGCAGTTGCTGGATGCGTCCAACGTCAAGCTCGGTGTGCCGGTCTCGTTTTCCGTGGCCAAGGATGCCGCGGCGGACGCGGTGTTTGCTGTGACCTGGGGGCCGGTGCGAGTGCTCAGCGGACAGAAGCTGCGGGTGCGTGCGATCAGTTCCAACTCCAGCGACACCAACGCATCCTGGGAGAGCCTGATGGATGATGCGGATGTCGCATCCGCAAACTCCACGATGCTTTTAACCATCGGGGGTGATGCTTCTATTGCGGCAGCGCAATCGGGCTCGGCTAACGCAAACACCTCAACGCTCATCAGCGACATTGAAAACGTCGTTATTCCTCAAACTAACCTCATCGGCACCGACTCAGCCGACTCTCCCAACGCCATCGCCGCACAGGGTGTCATCGCCGCGATCTTCGTCTTCACTGGCGCCAACGCGGTCACGATCACGGTCACCGACGCCACGCCCATCGCCCTGTCGTCAGCACTCGTCCGCATCACCCAGGGCTCCAATACGCAGCTTGTCCAGACTGATGGCAGCGGTATCGCAACGTTCTCGCTGGACGACGGCGATTACACCCTCAGTATCACCAAGGGCGGATACAGCTTCACCCCCACCACCATCGCGATCGACGGCACCCACGTCAGCTTTACGAAGGTCATGACCGACGCCTCGCTTCCGGTTCCGACCGATCCGAGCGACTGCACTGTGGGATTTATTGCCAGACACAACGGCGCGGCGATGAGCGGCCATGCGTTCACCTTTCGCTGTAAGACGGCGCCCACGGGCAACGGCAATGGGTTTGTGGATGAGACCCGTACGGCCATCGCCGATGGCACCGGGCTTGTGGCGATTGCGCTTCCGCAGACTTCGGCGTGGACGGTGCGTGGGGCGTTTGGCGGGTTATTTGAGATCACGGTGCCGGCTGCCGACACCTATCTGGTTCCCAATTTTAACGTCTGAGGGTTTTCATTGTGCCGACGCGGCCGCCAACACATGGGAAGGACATTCAGCGGAAGCGTGCAGAGACGCGGCCGACGGCGGCGGCGCGAGGATACGGGAGTCGGTGGCAGCGGTACGCGAAGATCTTCCTGGCACAGAACCCGCTGTGCGTGAAGCATCTGGGGGACGGGCGAGGGCCTGAGCCGGCGACGCTAGTGGATCACATTGTGCCGCACAAGGGGGATGAACAGCTGTTCTGGGACTCGGACAATCACCAGGCGTTGTGTGCGAGCTGTCACGGGGTGAAGACGGCGACGGAAGACGGAGGGTTTGGCAGATGAAGGTGAGGATTCAAAGCGGCGGCAAGTTGAATGATGCGACGGTGACGCTGCCGACGGGAGAGAGGTTGCCGAGGGTGCGGAACATTGCGATCAACCTGACGGTGAAGGAAGTGCCGCGGGCGACGATCGAGATTCTGCTGATGGAGGTGGATGTGATCGCGGAGGCGGAGGTGATTGTCACGGTGTTGCCGGATGGCCGGCGGTACTTGCTTGTTGCGGAGGATTATCCCGATGTGGTTGGCAGAGCGAAGACTGCGTGAGAAGATCCGGCGGGCGATGCGGCGGCTGCGGCGATTGAAGGACAGGAAATAGTTTCATGGGCAGGCCTGCGAAACCAACAGCGTTGAAGAAACTTGCCGGGAATCCCGGGAAGCGGAAGCTCAACGCGCGAGAGCCGGAGTTTCGAAGTGCGCCCGACGGGTTCCAGGCGCCGCGGGGGATGAAGGGCGAGGCGTTAGCGTTTTGGGATCGGCATTACGGGATGCTGCAGAAGTCGGGGGTGTTGAAGGAGTCGGATCTGCCGGCGTTTGAGGTGATGTGCAGCGCGTGGGGGAAGTACAAGGAGGCGGACGTCGAGACGTCCAAGCCGGGGGGGTTGATCCAGGAGACGGAGAGCGGATACCAGGCACCGAGCGGGTGGGTGGTGCTGCGGGGGAAGTTTTATTTGGAGTGGGCGAAGCTGGCGGAGCATTTCGGGCTTACGCCGTCGAGTCGTTCGAAGATGAAGGCGGAGGCTCCGCCGGAGAAGGATGCGTTTGCGGAGTTTCTGGGGAATCCGGTCCTGGGGAGGATCGGGGCATGATCAGGAAGAAGAAGAGAAGTAAGAAGCCAGTAGTCAGAAGCAAGAAGAAGGGGAGCCGCCTGAAGGCGGGACTACGTACAAAGGCGCGGGTGAAGGCGCCGGCGGTGCCGATTGTTCCGCTGCATCCGGCGGAGCAGTATGCGCAGGACGTTTTGGACGGGAAGATCGTGGTGGGCGAGTGGGTGAGGAAGGCGGTGGAGAGGCATCGTCGGGATCTGGAGACGGCGGCGAAGCGTGGGCTGGTGTTTGACCCGGCCGGCGGCGATCGCGTGATCCGTTTTTTTAAGTTCTGCAAGCACAGCAAAGGGGAGTGGGCGGGGCAGACGATCGTGCTGGAGCCATGGCAGCAGTTCATTTTGTGGGTTCTTTTTGGCTGGAAAAAGCCCGATCCAAAGGAGCCCGGAGAGTTTGTGCGGCGGTTCCGTACGTCGTATGTGAAAGTCGCCAGGAAGAACGGGAAGTCGACGTGGGCGGCCGGCGTGGGGCTGTACCTGCTCGTGGCCGACAACGAGAATGGTGCGGAGGTGTATTCGGCGGCGACGAAGAAGGACCAGGCCTGCATCGTGCATGGGGATGCGGTGGCGATGGTGAAGAAGTCGCCGGATCTCCTGCGGCGGGTGAAGGTTTTCAAAAACAACCTGAACATCCCGGAGACGCGGAGCAAGTTCGAGCCGTTGGGGCAGGATGAGGACACGACGGACGGATTGAACGTGCATGGGGCGATCATTGACGAGCTGCACGCGCACAAGACCCGCGGCATGTTGGACGTCCTGGACTCTGGCACTGGCGCTCGCCGGCAGCCGCTGATTTTCATCATCACCACCGCGGGCACGGGCACAGTGAACGTGGACCAGGAGGAGCAGAAGTACGCACAGAAGATCCTGGACGGGATCATTGAGGACGACAATTACTTCGCGATCATCTACGCGATCGACGAAAAGGACGAATGGCGTGAAGGACTGACGGCCGATGGCGGCGGGTGCTGGATCAAGGCGAATCCGAACCTGGGGATCTCGGTCAGCCTGGAGGATCTGCGTGCCAAGTGCCGGAAGGCGATCGAGATGCCTTCGGCGCAGAACGAGTTCCTGCAGAAACATATGAACCGGCAGACGTCGCAGGTGACGCTGTGGATCCCGATGGACAAATGGCGGGAATGCCAGCGGAAGATTCCCGACGAGGCGCTGGCGGGGCGGCGGTGCTTCATGGGTATGGACCTTTCCTCCAAGCTGGACGTGGCGTCGGTGGCGGCGGTGTTTCCGCCGACGGAGGACGATCCCAACTGGCAGGCGAAGGTGCGGATGTACGTGCCGGAGGCGACGGCGGAGATGCGGGAGAAGAAGGCGTCGGTGCCATATTTGACCTGGGGTCGGGAGAAGCATTTGAAGCTGACGCCGGGGAACGTGATCGATTACGAGTACATCAAGAGCGAAATTTTCGAGATGGCGAGGGTGTTTGAGGTCGTGGAGGTGGCTTACGACCCGTGGAACGCGACGCAGATCGCGATCCAACTGCAGGAGGAGGGGCTGACGGTGGTGGAGGTTGGCCAGGGATACCGATCCCTGTCGGAGCCGGCGAAGGAGTTTGAGAAGCTGGTGACCTCGAGGCGTTTCGGACACGACGGGAATCCGGTGCTGGACTGGATGGCTTCGAACGTGTCGATCGAGCAGGACCCGGCGGGGAACATCAAGCCGTCGAAGAAGAAGAGCACGGAGAAGATCGACGGGATAGCGGCGATCGTGACGGCGATGGCGCGGGCGATGTTGCAGGTGGACGGCGGGGGCAGTGGTTACGACGACGAAGGCCGGCAAGCGGAAGGGCGCGGATGATTTTTGGGCGTTTGATTTTGAAGGTGCGGAAGCAGGTTCGGCGGCTGGCGAGCTTGAACGGGGAGTTCGTGGTGTTTTCCCTGGGGACGCTGTTGTTGGCGGGCGGCGCTGGGTGGGTGTATCCGCCGGCGGGCCTGCTGGTGGGCGGCGGGTTGCTGATCGGCGATGTGGTGATGGGTAGAGTGATGAAGTTCAAACTGGCACAGAGAGCGGGTGATTCGTGAGCATTCTGGCGGCACCTTTCGAGCGGCGGAGTTTGGAGAATCCCAACGTGCCGATCTCGGCCTACCAACTTTCGGACATCTTCGGCGGCGGCCCCACCCGCGCCGGCGTGCAGGTGAACGAGAAGACGGCGTTGACGTACATGGCAGTGTACACGTGCGTGAAGGTGATTGCGGAGTCGCTGGGGACGCTGCCATTAAAAGTTTATCGGCGGGTGGATTCGGATCGGTCGGAGGTGGTGAACGATCGGCCGGAGAGTTACATGCTGGGGATCGAGGCGAATGAGGAGCAGTCGGCGGCGGTGTTCAAGGAGACGCTGCAGGCGTGGCAGTGTTTGTGGGGCAACGGGTATGCGCGGATTTTGAAGGCGGGGCGGTCGAGCGTGCAAGCGATCCCGCTGCGGAGCGACCGGGTGCATCCGGAGCGGCAGGCGGGGCGGCTGGTGTATCGCCTGGAGGGAGACGGGCCAGGACAAACGTTCGACAAGGATGAGATCATTCATCTGCCGGGGTTATCCATGAACGGGGTGAGCGGGCTGTCGCCGGTCGGGATTGCGCGGGAGGCGATTGCCACGGGGAAGGCGCAGGAGATTTTCACCGCGGCGTTCTACGGCAACGGGACCAATATTGGCGGGGCGTTGACGCATCCGGGCAAGCTGAAGCCCGAGGGCAGGGCCGGGGTGCTGGCGCGATGGAATGCGGCCAACCAGGGCGTGGCGAATGCGCACCGGGTGGCGGTGCTGGATGAGGGGGTGAAGTTTGAGGCGATCGGGATGCGGCTCGTGGATGCGCAGTTTTTGGAGAGCCGGAATTTTCAGGGGTTGGAGATCTGCCGGTTGTACCGGGTTCCGCCGCACATGGCGATGAACCTTGAACGTTCGACGAACAACAACATCGAGCAGCAGGCGATCGAGTTCGTGATGTACTGTCTGAGCCCGTGGCTGAACAAGTGGGAGCAGGAGGTCAGCCGGAAGTTGTTCGGGGCGGGGAGCGAGTATTTCGTAGGGTTTGATTTGACGAAGCTGCTGATGGCGGACATGCCGGCACAGCAGGCGTTTTTCGCGGCGGGGCGGCAGTGGGGTTATTTGTCGGTGAACGACGTGCGGAAGCGGCTGGGGCTGAACCCCGTGGAGGGCGGGGATATTTACTTGAGTCCGCAGAACATGGTGCCGACGGACAAGGCTCATCCGCTGGTGGATTCGCAGATTGCCAAGAACCAGATGCAGCCCCCGGCCGCGGCTGGGTCTGGGGACGGCGAGGGGGATGGTGAGGGGCGGGACGTGGCGGCGATCGCCAACACGATCGGGATCCTGGTGCGGTCGGGCGCGATCACGCCGCAGGCCGCGGACGAGCCATACCTGCGGAAGATGCTGGAGATGCCGGAGGCGAGCAAGGAAGTGACGGAGGCCTGGAGCGAAGAGGGGGGCGTTCGCCGGCCGATTACGCTGGTGGGGAAAGACGGGGCTTCGCCTGCAGGCGGAGTTGCGCCGCCGGCGGATCCGGCACCGGAGGACAAGGCGCGGAAGCTGGCGGAGCGGTTGTTTACGTCGGCGGTGCGGCGGATGGTGAGGAAGGAAGTGAATGCACTGCGCAAGGCGGCGGAGAAGCCGGAGGGGTTTGGGGTCGTGGCGGCAAAGTTTTATGGGGAGCATCGGGGGCAGTTGGCGGAGGCCCTGGCGGAGTCGGCGGCCGCGGTGGTGGAGCTGGTGGGAGGCGATGCGGGCGATGTCGTCCAGGCGTTTGCCGAGTCGTCGATCGAGGCGCGGCGGGGGGCAATGTTGAAGATGCCGGTGGGGTCGATCGAGGCGGGGCTGCGGACGCATGAGGAAGAGTATCCGGGGTGGGCGGGCCGGCGGCTCGCGGAGCAGCTGATGGAAGTTTTAACGAAGAGGAAGCAATGAGCCATCCAGAGACGCGGGTGATGACGGAGCACGGGGATCTTCCCAGGGTGCTGGCGGTGGGCGGGTACCTGGTGAGGTATGGGCGGCCGATCTGGGGGCTGGAGACAGCGAATGGGATTCCGTACACGGAAGTTTTCGTGTTGCGGGCGTTTCGGGAGGCGATTGCGCGGGGTGGCGACGTGGTGGCGACGATTGGCGGGGTGGTGCTGCGCAAGGCGGAGGGCGGCGTGGTGTTGAAGGAGGAGATCGACGGGGTGAGTTATTCGCTGCGGGTGGCGGACGGCCCGGAGGGTCAGGCGCTGCTGGAGGCGTGTGTGAAGGCGAAGGATGTAACGTTTACGTTCCACGCGACGAAGGAGTGGTGGACACCGCCGATCGTTCATGGAGAGAAGGAGCCGGAGAAGGTGGCCCGGCTGCGGGCGGTGATGGCGGGGGAGATCACGGGGATTGAGATTGTGGTGGAATGATTTTTTTCAGCGCGAAAGGCTGGTGATTTATGACGACGATTGCGGGACTTGAGAAGCGGACGTTTGCGGTGCAGAATTTGAAGATCGAGACGCGCGCGGGGGAAAAGGGGAAGATGGTGCGGGGTTATGCCGCGATGTTCGACAAGCCCAGCGAGGACCTGGGCGGGTTTCGGGAGACGATCAAGCCGGGGTGTTTTTCGCGGGCGATCCGGGAGAAGCAGGATGTGCGGGCGCTGGTGGATCACGAGAGCAGCATGGTATTGGGGCGGTCTGCCGCGGGGACGCTGCGGATGACGGAGGACGAGACGGGGCTGGCGGTGGAGATCGACATGCCGGACACCAGCTATGCGCGGGACCTGGCGGTGTCGATGGAGCGGGGGGACATCACGCAGATGAGTTTTGGATTCCGAACGGTGGCCGATCGCTGGGGGAAGCAGGATGGGAACGTGGTGCGGGATCTGATGGATGTGGATTTGTTCGATGTGTCGGTGGTGACGTATCCGGCGTATCCGGACACGGCGGCGGCGGTGCGATCGATGAAGGCTTGGGAGAAGCGGGAGGATGGGTGCACCTGCGAGTGTGCGGCGTGCCAGGACGGCAAGTGCGTCGACTGTTCGTGCGATGGGTGTGCGGCGTGCAAGGAGTCGGAGTGCCCGGGTTGCCAGAAGCGGGCGCTGACGCATCCCATGGAAGATCCGGCGGTGGCGAAGATGATGAGCGAGATGGGGGGATGAGGTGCCGGAGCGCACGCAGAAATATCTCGACGCCCGGGCCAGCATCGGCCGCGATCTTTACATGGAGGGGAAGATCAGCGTGGACGAGATGCTGCGGCTGACTCTCGATTCGGACATAGGGAAGGACACGGGCGATTTGGTTTGGCTTCCGGAGAATGAGTGGCGGCGGAATCGGTTGGCGGTGTTGCGGGCGATGGAGCAGTGCCGGCGGAGGAAGTGAATGGTGCGGTTGTCGGAGTTGAGGCCGGAGGTGCGGGCGCGGGTGAAGCTGCAGTTGGCGGCGACGCGGGCACGGCGTGGGCCGGTTGTCAGGGGGACCGGGGGGGGTGACAGCGTTGTGTCAGCGAGGGTGAAGCGGGGGATCAAAAAGAGCGAATGGCTGGCGGCGGAGTTTATCGAGCGGTGCCGGCGGCGTGGCATTGCAGAGCCGGTGGCGGAGTTTAAGTTTTTGGAGGATCGGAAGTTTCGGTTTGACCTGGCGTGGGTGGATCAGAAGCTGGCGTTGGAGATCGACGGAGGGGTGTTTATGAAGGGTGGCGGGGGTCATAACCGGGGGGCGGGGGTGCGGCGGGATCATGAGAAGGGGAATTTGGCGGCGG